GTTAAAGATCAAAGAGATAAACTTTTAAAACTACTATCCAAAATTAAAAAATTACTAGAGATGTAACACCTAGTATGATATTTAGTCTTTTATGGCTAAATTTAGAGGAAAATCAGTTAGGTTAAATAAACCATTTAGAACACCAGGCAAGTCTAAGAAGTTTGCTGTGTATGTTAAGAATAAACGTACAGGTAGAGTTCAAGTTGTTAGGTTTGGCGACCCTAAAATGAAAATTAAAAAGAACATTCCAGCTAGAAAAAGATCGTTCATGGCTAGGCATGGAGCTACTTTAAAAAAAGTTAGAGGACAAAAGAACTTAGCACCTGTGTATTGGGCTATTAGGAGTTGGCGATGATAGATAGATGGCTTTATACATTCTTTGGTTTTATAGATTCATGGTTTGATTGGGTTGATAAACAATTCATTAAACAATCTAAAAAAGGTAAGAAGAAATGAGAGATAATAAAGTTATTATTTCATTTAATGAAAAACTTCTTAAAAAGAAAAAAGAGATGGAGTTAGTTAAACATCTTAAAAAAGAAGTTGATACAGGAGCAAATGGTACTCAGAAATATGTAATTAAAAAAGGTACTAACAAAGGAAAGGTTGCAGAATGAAAGATAATAAGTGGATAGTACCTTTTATTGGAACTGTGTTATTAGGATTGTCTACTTATGTTTTAGTTACTGTAGTTGAACTACAAGTACATCTTGGAATGTTGTCAGAAGAAATTATGTCAATAGATAAACAAATAGGAAGGATTTATAATCACATTGATAGAATGATAAAATGAAACCTTTAATGTTATTTAAAATTAAAAGTTTAATTATAAAATGTAGAGAAAGAGGAAAATTTGGTTTGGCAATTAAAATTAGAAACAAATATTTATATGACTGATTATATTTTACATATTATTGAAAAGTACGCATCAAGAATAAGTATATGGTGTTGGCATAAAAGACTTACAATCTTGAATAAAAAGAGATATGGTAAGAAATGAAATTTCTATTAGTGTTTTCTATTTGTTCAGCTATGACAGGTTTTTGTAACAATCCAACTGTAGTTAAGCCACCATATAACACATGGACAGAATGTGTGATTGCAGGTAGTGAATTAACAATCGCTTTTGCTAAAAGACAAGAAGAACTTTTAAATAACGAAAAATTATATATATCTTACTTTTGTAATGAAAATCACTCTGACAAAACCCCAACTTAAAGTATCATCAAGTCAAGCAAGGTTTAGAGTTCTTATTTCAGGTCGTAGGTTTGGAAAGACTTATCTTTGCATAACTGAAATGATGAAATTTGCCTCACAACCAAATAAAAAAATTTGGTATGTTGCTCCTACATTTAAAATGGCAAAAGAGATAGCATGGTCATCATTAAAAGAAATGTTAAATCAATTTAATTGGATAGAAGATATTAATGAAACTACTATGACAATAACAGTTAAAAAATCTCATAGTACTATATCTTTAAAAGGTGCTGACAACTATGATAGTTTAAGGGGTACAGGATTAAACTTTTTAATTCTTGATGAGTTTGCTGACATAGATAAAAAAACTTGGTTTGAAGTACTAAGAGCTTCAGTTGCAGATACGATGGGTCATGTTCTTATGTGTGGAACTCCAAAAGGTTATGGAAATTGGACTTATGAGATGTATCTTAAAGGAAAACAAGATAGTGAATGGGATAGTTTCCAATATACTACTTTAGATGGTGGTATGGTTAGTGAAAGTGAAATCCAACAAGCAAGATTAGACTTAGATCAAAGAACTTTTAGACAAGAATTTGAGGGTACTTTTGAAAACTATGCTGGAAGTATTTATTATAACTTTCATCCTGTTGAATCAGTAGTAGATAAACCTATTGATTGGAACAAATCGTTACATATAGGAATGGACTTTAACGTGTCGCCAATGTCAGCTTGTGTTAGTCAAATTGAGAAAGATAGAATCTATGTTGTAGATGAAGTAGTCATTTATGGGTCTAATACTGATGAAATGTGTGAAGAAATTAGAAATAGATATGGAACTAAGATGCCTATTTTTATTTATCCTGACCCAGCTTCAAGACAAAGAAAGACTTCTGCTGGAGGTCGAACTGACTTATCAATATTACAAAATGCTGGTTTCCAAGTTAAAGTTAAACATAAACACCCAGCTGTTAGAGATAGAATAAATGCTGTTAATTCAAAATTAAAAGATTCTCAAGGTAATAGATATATTTTTGTTAGTAAATCTTGCAAAACTTTGATAAAAGGATTACAAAGACAAACTTATAAGGAAGATACTAACATACCAAATAAGGAAGATGGATTCGACCATATGAACGACGCTTTAGGATACATGATAGATTACATAAAACCTTTAGTAGTTCAAAACCCGAGTTCACAACCTGTTAGATGGACAATGAAGTAATATGGCATATTCAAGGCAACAAATTTTAGAAGTTCACAAAGACTACGAGGAATCAATAAATAAATGGGAATTTTATATTCGTTCTTATAATGGTGGATTTGATTATTCTGCAGGTCAATACTTGCATAGATATAATCTTGAACTTGATAACGAATATGCAAAAAGATTAGGTAACACAGCACTAGACAATCATTGTAAAAATATTGTTCAAATTTATTCATCATTTTTATTTAGAGTTAAACCAAGTAGAGACTTTGGTTCATTAGATGATGACCCAGCATTAGAAAATTTTCTAAAGGATGCTGATTTAGATGGAAACAGTTTCAATACAGTAGTTCAACAAGCACAAAACTTTGCATCTATTTATGGTCATGTGTTTTTATTTCTTGATAAGCCTAACTTCACAACTCAAACTATGGCACAAGAACTAGAGGCAGATATAAGACCTTATGTTTCAATCGTAACTCCTGAAAATGTCTTTGATTGGAATTACAAAAGAGAATTAAATGGAAGATATGTTTTAGACTACATGAAGATTAGAGAAGAAGTAGATAAAAATGGAGGAACATATTTTAGACTTTGGTATCCTGATAGAGTAGAAACAGTTTATCAACAAAGTGATTATGATGACCCTAAGTTAATTGATACAGTTCCAAATAGATTAGGAAAAATTCCAGCAGTAATGTTATTCAACTCAAAATCTCATAAAAGAGGAATTGGTATGAGTGATTTAACTGACATCGCTGATCTTCAAAAATCTATTTACAATGAGTATTCAGAAATAGAACAACTTGTAAGATTAACTAACCATCCATCATTAGTTAAAACTCCTGGTGTTAATGCTTCAGCTGGAGCTGGTGCAATAATTGAAATCCCAGAAGAAATGGAACCAAACTTAAAACCTTATCTGTTACAACCATCTGGTCAAAACTTACAAGCGATTATGGATTCTATTTCAACTAAAGTAGATGCAATCAATAGAATTAGTCATGTTGGAGCAGTAAGAACAACTAAACAACAAATAGCATCAGGAATAGCTTTACAAACTGAATTTGAATTATTGAATGCTAGACTTTCTGAAAAAGCTGACAATCTTCAATTAGCTGAAGAACAATTATTTAAACTATTTTCTGAATTTCAAAATAAACAATTCGATGGAGAAATTTCATATCCTGATAGTTTCAATATTAGAGACTACGCATCTGACTTAATGTTCTATCAACAAGCAAAAGCAATCAATGTTGGATCTCCAACTCTAAATAAAGAAATTGATAAAGAGATAGCAAGATCAATAGTTGATGATGATGATAAGCTAGGAACTATCTTTGATGAGATTGAAGCTAAAAGTGAAGTTGGAGAATTTACTCAAGATGAAGTAATTCAACAAGAGGAAGTTACTGAAGAACCTCTCCAGTAACCCCCAAAGTTTAATTTAGAAAGAAAAGTCGTAGTAATAATTTCTACTTCCTAAAGTAACAGCATTACCACCTTTGTTCCATCTATTAGTTTTTGGATTCCATCTAACTGGTTGATATAATTTTCTTAAACCATTTTGAGTTTCAATAGTTTCTGATTTAAGATAATGAACAACATTTTCAATGTTAGGACTGTATTCATAAGTTTGAGATTCACTCATACCATTAGAATCAGTTCTTTTAGCATCATCTTCTTGAACACCGATTATTTCATAACCTTTGTTCTTCCAATTTTTATGAACTACACAAACAGTATAAGGTCTTCTATCTGACCATCTATGTTCAGTTCCACCTAATCCAACTTTAACCTCATAGTCTAATGGAAACAAACAAGCTGATTCAGCTATTCTATTTGTAATACTTCCGTAAGTTTGTTTTTTACTTAAATGAATTGTATTCATGTTATCTCCTTTTTTGTTCATGCTTTACCCTCGTATATTCCATTTATAGGATCAACAATTAATACAGAGCATAATTAGTGTTATTTTTTGTCTACTTTTCTAAAATTTAATTTTAAATGAGTTCCGTTAATAGTATCTATAGTAACTTTGATCATGTGTTTATCTTCATCAAAGTCAGGATGTCTTGACTTCTCTAATTTGATACCATCGTTCATAGCTTTCATTAATAAGTTTTCTTCTCTTTTATTCATCTGATTTACCTCCATTGATTATTTTTTGTTTAAGTAACATCCATTTAGATTCT